ATGCAATTGCTCTCGCTCTTGCACGAGTGTCTACTTTACTAGTAGATGAGCTAACTGTAAAGGGTCCTAATGCAGATCCTGATTGACTATCGTTTGAATAATTACGTAAATTTAAAGTAACTTGTGTATTACCAGTTTGAGCTATAAAATCAGGTACAAATCTTCTTATTTTCATTATAAACTCACCATCACCTCTAAGATCCGCAATACCAGTTGATTGACCTGTGATACCCCTTCTTTGACTTATGTCATAATCACCAGACTCTATACTAGCTAATATAGCACTTATAGTTCCATTTCTATTTTGATCTGTCCCTGTTTCATGTTCATAGTATGATGTTCTGCCCTCAGTGTTTCCAACCACATCAAAAGAGGTGTCTGTGTCGGCATCATATTGTAAAGCGTGTGGTTTTCCAAATACTGCAGAATCCTCCCACATAGTTCTAGCTAATGTTCCTATGGTCCATACTGGTCTTCGTGGCGATGAATCAAAATAATTATAACAAACCATTTTGTTTACAACACTAGACCCTGTTTCTGGATAAAACCACATAACCTCACCAAACAAATTATTTAAACCTGCGGATACCATTTGGTTACCAGATTCTAAATTTATATTATCAAAAACGTGATCTTCTACTAAACAAGGTAATGATTCAAGTTTACCTGCATATCTAAAAAAACCATTTTCGGACATCCAATATGCAGCACCATCAACTTCAACACAAGCGTTTTGTCCAACAAGTCCACAATGTGTTCCAACTTGTGCAAAAGCAAATGTAAATGGTTGACCAACAAAACGTTGTGTAAATAATGCCGTGTCAGTCCAAACAAGAATTGCATCTCTACCTCTAATAGCACCTCTAATTTGTGATCCGTCAGCCAGTCTTTGTGTGCCAGCTGTATTGGTTGCTGTTGGTGTATAAGTATTTATATCTTCTTGATCCGAGAATCTTATAAACATATCATCCTGTGTTGATGGTGTTCCAATAGTTGTTTCGGTTCCAAAAAATACTAAGTGCCTATCCGGCGTAGATACTAACATATGTCTTGATGCGGTTGGAGCCCCAGTTATAATTGTTGCTCTTGTATCTGTTGCATTTGACAAACTAGAATCCCAAGAAAAAACAGGACCATCATGAATTAAACATATGGCTTTATCTCCAAAATTATCTAATGACCACATGCCTGGTTCAAGAACCAAGTCTCCTGATGCAGCTTCACCCCATGCAACATAGTCTGATGAATTTTTTACTGTTGCACCGTCGGAGTGTGAAGATCTTGTAGAACCTCTTACAGCTCTAGTTATACCCGTTAAATTATTACCAGATACTCCTGTGTAAGAAATTTCTTCATTACCAACTTGAACAAAATTTGTGCCCGAAGATGGAAAGTTAGTTGTGTCAGTTAGTGTAATAGAGGTTCCTGACCCTCCAGTTCCTGCAGTGTCATCTAAAAGAGCACCATTTAAAGTTGTTGAAATAGCACCAGCTGCTTCTCCTCCCCAAGATCCTAATCCCCAACCAAAACCTTTTGCTTGAACAGCAGGTCCAACAGTGTAATATTTTTGAATTCTAATCCCACCCGATGTTGTGGCACCAGAACCAGATTCATTAGAGGGCATTGTAATTGTTAAAGTTGTATTTGTTGGTGTCGTAACTACCATAAATTTTTTATCATCAAAATCCGATGCGCCAAAATTAGAATTAGTTATGGCTGTAAAATTATCCATTAGCATAATATCACCAGGGTTCATTCCATGTGCAGTGCTAAATGTTATTGTAATAGTTGGTGATCCGTTAGTGGTAGTGAATGCACTTGTAAGAGTTGTAGTTGATTCAATGGGATGTATGTCATAAAATACACCTCCAGAAAAAGCATATAAAATTCTATTAGTTCCTATAATCGCATATTTTCTAGATAAACTATTAATAAAATGATGAAGTCCTCTACCTGCTCCAGTAAGTTCATTTTGATTTGAGCTACCTAATTGATTCCAACCACCTATTTTTTCTGGTGATCCATAACGAAATCTAACGTTATCGCAGTCTACCCACTGTCCTTCTGCTGTAGTCTCCGATACTTGTTTATTAATCCCTGGCTGAAATCCTATCTTTTGTAGCATAGTTTGGGCATTATATAAGTTTTTAGGGTTTTGTCACTTCAAAATATTATCTAATCTCCGCCGTAATTAAAAAATATTTTTGGTAATCCTACATGTATTCTGCCATCATATAGATTTTTTTGGTTTTCTTTAGTGTCACGATTGTAATGTAGAAACACCTGAGCGCATTCCTCTCCCTCAAACTCGTCTCGCCAATGCTCTAAATCACAGCCTTTGTAAACCAACATGTCTCCTGGTTTTAAATTAACCTCAATATATTTTTTATTTTTAAGATAAATAGGCCACGGATCTCCACCTAAAAACATAGTTGTAGATATTTCACATGCTTCCCTGTCTACATGTCTTTCTAAAATATCTCCTGTTTTATATACTCGTGTGTAACTATAGCAAGGTATTAACTTTGCATTAAGTTCTTTTTCCATCAAAGGATGTAACCTTAGTAATAAAGTTTCCATAGCAATATCAGCATAATGAGAATAAGTGCCTTTAACTTGTTTGTCGTGCCATGTTCCAAACATTTCATCATATGGAGATATATATTTATTTTTAATTAAAGTATTAGCTACTATTTTTTTAGTGGTTATATAATTGTATAAAAAATTAGCTAAGTCTTTTGATATAGCTTTTTTAATTACTACATATTTATTTTTTTTGAAACTCATTACAATTTACAAACCTCTTTAGGTATTGCTTGTATATTAAAATGCACAAATCTAAATGGATCTATTCCTTGATCTACTACAAACTCATGCTCTACATATCCTGGAAAAATTATTAACATTCCTGGTTCAACTTTAAATCTTACATGTTCAGAACCATATTCAATTGACTCATTTAATTGTGGCTTTAGTTTTAATTTAGTCATTCTAGCACCATTTCTAGGATCATGAAATATAGGATAAGATGTATTTTCAGAACATTTTAAAAAATAAAAACCTGAAACATGTTGATTCCAATGAACGTGTGCAGCATGATGGCCACCTCCTTTTTTAGCAAACTCTTGAACCCACATTTCAGTAAATATTGTTGTGTACAAACTCATATCATAACCCATGTCATTTAAAAATTGCCAAGACTTTTGTCCTACATAATCTCTAAAAGGTGCAAAATCTTCATCTCTAGTCAACGCTGTAGAATGATAACTTTTACCAAAGTCATCATATTTTTTTATATACTCTTTTTCTTTTTTACGTGCTTCGTTAATATATTTATTAGAAGCTTTATTTAAATGTTTTACAAACTCTGGTTTGCTTTCTATTAAAGTTGGTGTCTTAAAAAATTCTAACATATTATTTAAACGGTTTTCCTCTGTTCCATATTACTAAAGAATATCTAGTTCCTTTTAATACAGGTTTTACTCTGTGCCAAACAAAAGAAGGAAATACTATTATAGATCCTTTCGCATATATTTCTTTTACAGTAATCTCATTTGTTTTTTTTCTTTTATTAGGATCATAGTTTCTAAAATCAACTTGAAATTCTCCCCCCTCATACTCAGATCCATCAGATAGTTGACATGTTACAGATAGTTTTCTAATTGTGCCATCTTTTCCAGGCTGATCAAAACTATCACAATGCCAATCATAATATTGATTTAATTTATATTTTGTAAATTGAGTAGGTTCACTTTGTTCAAACTCAAAGTTCCAACCCGCTTGTTTATTTGCTTCTCTCACATAAGGTAGTATTTGTCTATATATCCAAGGTTCTTCTAACCAAACTACGTTAGAATCTCTTTTCTTTTTTAAATCCTTAACTTCTTTATTAGATAAAGTTTCTTTTTCAAATTCTCCTGTCAAAGCTAATTTATCATTTTTAGATAATCCGTATTGTATAAGATCGTCACAAAATTTAAGTGGTAATGCTTTTTCAAAATAGTAGTAATAGTTTTGTAAGTTCATTATGTGTAATTAAAATTTATAACCAATCTACATTTTTCATCAGTGCAAGAAACACTGCTGTGATATAATTCTGCATCAAATGTTAAAAGGCTGTTTGCTTCGCTTTTTATCTCCTCACCTGTTTTAAATTTAGTGTAACCATTGTTTGTATTTATGTAAAACAAAGCTGTTTTATCTGATCCTTTTACATCATCTTTATGAAAACCATGAAGAGTATTTTGATAATCTTTTGTAGTTAAGTTAGCTTTTATTCTAAAAATTTTTTTAGCTTTTAAAAGATCTGTTATAGGTTTTATTTGTTTAAGCATATGCTCTTCACAGTTTGGTTTTGAATCTCTAATAAATGTATAAACAAACTGAAAATGAGCATCTCCTTCATTATTTATATGTGGATTAAAATACCATGGAAAATAAGGACTTGTAAAAAAATTATATATTTGTTCTTTAAAAAATTTTTTTGGTAAAACATTTTTACGCAAGTACATATTCTTGCTCCAAAAAAATGTTTATTTGTTGCGATGTATTTTTAGAAAAATAAAATGTTTGAGTTGTTGGAAACATTATGTATTCGTTTTGCATTAACTGTAGTCTTTCTGTTCTATCTCTTAATCTGTTATTGTCATAATTTAATACTATGTTGGTTGAATCTGGTGCTACAGTCACGGCACATAAACAAACAAGATCAGAAGATACACCGCTGTCATTCATATCTGCTTTTAACATAATTTCAGAACTTTCATTGGGTAAAAGTATGTGATATTTAAAAGGTTTACTTTTAGACAAACGTCCATGACCCCTTACTTGAAAAGTTTCGTATACATATTTATCAAGTCTTTCTAAATCTTTTGAAAAAGCAACCTCTTCTTTATCATAAATATTTGCGGTAAAAATATCCGATGCTATTTTTTTATAGTCTATTTCCCAACCAGGAGGCATGATAATATCTCCATGATATAGAGCTAACTCTGATAATACTTTCTTTTTCATTATGTCTTTTTGTGGTTTATACCACTTAAAACTTATTCAGTCAATAATTGCCAAGCTTGTGTAGCTTCATTCCATTCGTAATATTGACCTGCTTCCCATTGTTCTTGAGTAGCTTGTGGGCATGGACCTGCGGGTGATTCCCAATCTGCAATAGATGTATTTAAAACCCAAGACGCGTAAGGTCTAGGTCTTATAAATATGTTATTTGTAGCATCCCAAATATACCCAACATTTGCATAGTTTCCTCTAAAAGGTGTGCCACTTAATTTGTGTTGATTAAGATATGTATTGTAAGAAGTTTTAATCCATAATTGAGCTGGCCAATTATTATTTTTTTCTAAAAAAGCTTGTCCTACTGATTCAGTTTCAACTCCATCTGAATTATGACAATCTTCATCAGCAACAACCACAACAGCTGTAACTTCATTATTTTCATTTATTTTTGCAAAGTGTGCCATATTATTTAAACTTATATCTTATAATTACTATTCCAGAGCCTCCGCCTCCGCCAGCATCTCCAGCGGTATTGTTTCCTCCACCTCCACCGTTTCCAGTGTTTCCGGTACCAGATGCTCCACCTTGAAACCTAGTTCCTCCTGTGGTTCTTGTTACGTTACTAAAAGTTATGTTTGAGGTTGTTCCTCCTGGATTACCTGTAACTCCACCGCCTGTTACACTACTTCCTGGTACACCTTGGGGTGGACTTGTTGGTGGGTTGTTTCCTGGTGCTGCACTTTTTGGTCCAGGTGAGTTGGGTCTACCTTGTCCTCCGCCATTTCCGCCAGGTGTTGCTCCACCTCCAGATGGATGTGACCCTCCACCTCCACCACCATTCGATGTTATAGGGAATGCAACTGAATTAGATCCTGTTCCTCCACTTTGTCCGTTACCGCAGTTTCCGCCACCTGGGCCTCCACCTGCACCAACTGTAATTGGAAAAGATGCTACAGAAGCACTTATCGCAGAAACAGGTCCGGTTCTTGGTGTACATCCAGTTGTAAAACATCCAGATGCAGCTCCAGAAGAGCCTCTAAATCCTCCTGCTCCTCCGCCGCCGCCAGCGTCTCCGCCAGCTCCGCCGCCGCCAGCTATTACCATATAGTCAAAACTACTTGATCCTCTTGCATCTCCAGCACAAGTTATTTCAAATGTTCCGCTTGAAGTAAATTGATGAACTTTAAAATTTCCACAAGTGGAAACACTTCCTCCTGTAGCAACAACAAATTTAGGAGCTACACCTCCAGAACCAAAACCTAAGATTTGATATCCAAAAGATTTACCTCTTCCAGGTTTTTTCTTGCTGCCTTTACCTTTTTCTATTCCGAATGTTTCGGATGTTTCAAAAAACTTTCTCATTTACTATACCTCTTATACGTCGTTAGCGGCGTCAGTAGTAAAGAATATTTTAATCCCTAGTAATAACGCATCTGCTGTTAAACTATCTCCTGAAACGTCTCTAAATATTTGAAAGAAAACTTGATCTCCTGCTGCAGGTGACCCTGCAATAGTGATCGCACTTGACTCCGCTCCAACATCTAAATCATTTGCTGTTCCACTATGCGCTTTTGCTGTTCCTTGG